AATGGTCAACGCCGTATCCGTTGGCGGCGTAGTAGTCGATGACATGGATTTCCCCCCGTGTGACTTGGTAAAACCAGATAGCCGTATCGTCTGAATATCCAATGTCCCAGGCTGTATAAACTGGCAATTGTGGATCATAGGGCACATCAGTAATTTGATCTCCTACTATATCCTTAGAGTAATACGCGCCAGCAATAGCAGCTTCAAACGAGCATTCGAATTCTTGGGCATATTGGTCATCAGTCATCCCGCGCCGGGCATCTGTCAATTCTTCCGGCTCAATCAATCCTGAAGTGCTAGCCTTGAGCATTAGGGAAAACCAGTCTTTACTGCTTACAGCGTATTCATAGGCATCATAAAACTCGTTATGGCCTTTTGGTGTACCAATGAATACAGCCCATCCCTTACGGTCAGCCAGCATAGGACGAACAACCTCACCCCACACGCTAGAGCGCATATCCGCGAATTCGTCAAGGATAATGCCATCAAGATACAAACCCCGTAGCCGGTCTGGATTGTCTGCACCATAGAGCCGGATTCGTGCCCCATTGGGAAAATCTGCCCTTAGCTCGGATTCATTGTATTTAATACCGGGAATATCAGCAGTAAGGCGTTTGATGTACATCCAAGCTACGTCCTTAGCCTGGTTATATTGCGGGCAGACGTAAGCATACCTAGCATCTTGTTTAGTCGTGAATAGCGCACTCAGCACTAATTCAGCTACACAAGCTACCGTCTTACCTGCCCTTCGATGGCATACAAGCACCGCCCAACGCTCATGCCTATTATGAAAGTCTATGAACGGCTGTCTAGGGGCGTAGCTGTTTATCCCTATGCTGGACACTATTGGTTTCTAGATTGGACTTGCTGCTGTAGCCAGGGCATAGTCACTTCGAACTTAATTGCAGAGCCATTCTCCCCAATATGCTCTGTCCTAGCCAGCTTGGGCGCTCCATATTCAGCAAGTTTGACCAATAAATCAATGGCCTTTGCCGGGTCGCCTTCCTTGTCTCCATAGCCGTTAGCTACCTGAGATAGCCAGATTGCGAAGTTTTCTTGGTTATCGTCAAGCAAACGTCGCACGGTTTCCCTAAATTCCTTTGTGACCTTGTTAGTCACACCGGGCTTTCTACCGCCTGTCTTATAGCCAATAGTCATAATCTATCAGCCTCTAATACAGAATTAGCCTTTTCTATTGCAAGGCCTGCACTTCCAGAGTTTTCCATCTGTGCCCCTTATTACCTATGCGCCATAGGTTTACGCTTTTATTCTACTGTATTTGCATAAGGGACTGGAATATCAGAAGGCCATAGCCCCTGTTTTACTAGCGCATTGACTGTTTTTATGTGTGCTGCTTCCCATATGTCTATCCGCTCTTCCCTTGTCAGGCTTCCCCATTGGTCAATCAGTGAATGGCATTGCATACACAAGCTGGCGCATTTGTCATCGCTTGCTTTTATTCCCCTGCCCTTGCCATGCTTGGATTGGTTTGAGTGAGCGCCTACTACTGTTCCGTCATCTTTACCGCAATGCTGGCAGGGTATTTTCCTGTATGCGGCCATCAGCTTTTTTGATCTTACATACTCAAATTTAAGTCTCATTCTTGTCTCGATTGTTTGTCAATCAGCACTTAAAAAGCAAAAACCACTGGCTCCTGCTTTCCACGCTCGCACCGTGTTCCCATTAAAGGGAGAAAGCAGAAGCCAGTGGCCTCTATGTCAAGCGGTGCGAGCATTTGACAGCTCAATTATACCACTAACTTGGTTCACCGCATAGCGATGCAACGCTGAAATTCACCTCATGTTGCGCTCCGAATGCAAGAATAAGCTCGTTTAGCTCTTGCATTTCCCCCTTTGTCATCTTGCTTGTGGATAAGCCTAAAGCTACGAATCCAGTGCCATCTAGGTTAGGCACTACTTCTAGTTTTCTAAGGCTAGAACTGAAAATGTGTTTCCAGTCTTGCGGAGATAGCTTTTTCCCATACCAATTAATCTGATCTGCTATGTCTGTCAGTCTTGCCCATAAAACTGCATTCTGCTCTGTTGATCTGGTTTCTGGCTTAATCTCTAGGGTCAACTTATGCCCCGCCGCCATCATTGACTTAGCCCATTTCCAAGCCTCTGTTAGCTCTTTATGGCCTTGCTGGGCATTGTAGAGAATGAACTTCATTTTTTAATCAGTGATCTAGCATCCTCGATTAATCCGGCCAGGACTGCACTACTTATCTCTGCCTGTTTTCCACTCAGCAAAGCAAGTTTAGTGATAAGTCTTGTCATTGCCTTATTGCTATCGTCCAGTTTTGACACCATTTCAGCGAGTGAATCAAGTGCGTCTTCGCTGATTTCTATGAATTTCATGTTTAGCTTTCTGTAGTTGAGGGTGCAATCATAACAAGGTTTTCAGGTATTTTCATCAGGGAAAACCCTAACTTTTACCATCCCGCCTATAGTTTTTGACTTCCTAATGCGAAGGTCTGAGATTTGAGAATCATCACCCCATACCCCGGCGTGCGTCAGACTATCGAGTAGGCTTTTTAAAAGGTTGTCTAAGTCGCGTCGGCGTCTATCTGGCATGTAGGCCACCACGTCAACGGATAAACTGCCTTCTAGGGGCTTTAAATCGGCTTCCTGATCACTTACGCAGGATATGACTGCCTTACGGTACTCGCGCCCTCGTTTACTGATTAAATGTCGTCCTGCGAGTTTTCCCGATGATGGGTGACGCCAGTAGGTATTAGCAGACGGCGGGAATGGCAAGGTGAGTTCAATGCTCATTTTTTGCGCTTTTTAACATTGAACGCTCCACAATACACCAGATAAAAACCAGCCAGTATCCCAGTCAAGACACCTAGAGAAAAGTAAATTGCATACATCATTTGTCCTTTAGCATTAAATTTTTCAGGTCTTCAGCTATACCTTTGAAAATCCCTGTAGGGTCTGCATCTAGCTGTTTTGCCATTCCCCAGGCATATTCTTTGTGATTTTTAGCCAGCTTTACAAGCCCCATCAGGGTGTCTTCATAGTACGTTTCAAAGCTCATTAGGCTATATCACCAGTCAGGATAAGGGCTTCGGTTATTTCCTGAATCGTGGGTGTTTTGTCACCAGCTCGGACGCGCTCTAGGATTGCGATTGCTTCGTAGTGGCTCATGCGGTTATTTTCCTTATTACTTGGTCAAGTTGTGCGCGAATGTGTGCTGGCATGGGTTTAACGCCTTCGTCGCGTTTCTGTAGGGCCTCTCGTGTAATCGCTGCTGCATCAATGACGACTGCACTTGCAATTTCAACCACTTCGCCATCCTGCCATCTTCCGTCGTTTAGCCATGTTGCCGGATAGGGTATGAACTTTCCCCCTTCTTTCATCCAGTCATCAGAGCGAACTTGAGTTGCGATTGCAGACAGCATTGAATCGAGTAGCTGCTTATCAGGCTTTCGCTTGTTAAACGCCTTGAGCGCATCGTCTTTGGCTTTTTTCTTTGGATAGGCTTTCCAGAATGTCTCAAAGTTATCCACAGCAGGCGCAGCCGTTGATACTTTCCCTTCCTTTCCCTTCCCTTCCATTCCTATCCTATCCGCAGATGGAAAGTCCGCGACCCTGCTGGAGGATTCGAGAGGATTCGAGAGTTCTCGCGAGGATTCGAGAGGAGCCGGTATTCTTGAAGGTGTAGGCTTGTCAATCTTCTGGTGCATTGACCATTTATTGATCGCCAGGTATGAATCTCCATCAACTTGATAGCGCTGAATACAGCCTACCTTTTCAAGCTCTAATAGCCATGATTCAATGTGTTTTTTCGCATCATCATCGTAGGGAAAAAGAAGACTCGCGAGCATTCGCGAATTTGCGCGAAGCCTCCCCGAATCGTCTGCCATTGTGAAAAGTAGGAGGAATGTCAGCCTAGCGTCCCTGGTGCATTGTCCCATTGATTCAGACTGAGGGAATTCAGGTTTTATGGTTCTAATCCGTGCCATTTTTCTTCCAAAAAAAAGCCCTAGGCGGTACTCTCACGCTTTCGCATGTTGGCGGACTGGTAGGCACCAGCAGAATACCGTCTAGGGCTTGCCTAAATAAATCCCCGCCAAGGGATTGTTGTATTTTA